TTTCCATTTTTATTTGTATTGTGAGAAAGGCCAGCGGCTAACAGCGGTTTTGCAATAGCCGCCTGACACATCTCGGTTAAAAATTAAGTTCATTCTTTGGCGGCCATCGCAAAGCCGCAAAACGTTGTGCGTAATAGCTAATCATCGTTCAAATCACGAAGCAACTTAGTAAGCGTTTTAATTCTTTCATTATATCGTTCCAAATTTTTTGCATGTGCTTTTATTGCATCTCGTTTTTCTCTTTCAAGCCATCTTATTTCCTGTTCAAGTTCGTTACCAATAATTGTAACTCTATGCTCTCTTGGTAAGGCATTAAAACGCTTTGATACTTCTTCTCTGGTCATTTCGATTCCTCCTTTGTCAAATTGTTCAGTTTTTCCGTGCCTATATCGTGGTTAGCAAACAGTTTGCTTTTTAATGTTTCCGCATTTAGTACAAACGTCTGCTGCTGTATGGTCGTGCAGTATTTTATAAACGTAGTCGTGGTCGCAAACTGAATCACAAAGAGCATCATTCCAAGCCTCTTTCTGTGCATCCGTTGGCAAATGCTTCTCCAATTCACCAACGATTAAATTGGCTTCGTTTCGGGTTATCAAAATACCTATCTGACGTGTCCAACTTGCTTCATTTAACCCTTCTTCATATCCTTCGGAATCGGCTATACGGTCTTTTAATTTCAAAATTATATGTCTCAATTCATCAGTCATTCCGTTGCCTCCTCTTAAAAAAGTGACAATTGGGATTCTTTCTTTTTTTCCGGCAGCGCCACGTAGATAAATTCAGGCTTGCCGTATAGGCCAATTCTCTGTTTCTCCGTTTTTTCAACCTTGCCGGCCTTCATTAAATTTGTCATTGCACGGCGTATTGAGGTCAGCGGTACGGATTTCGGGAAATGGCTGTGCGCCTGACTGGCCGACATACTTTTGTAAAGTTTGAAATACCTCAAAAGCACCGTTTCCTGCCCTTCAGCGTCTCTCTCTGCCTTAACCATTGGTTTCCCATCCAATTTCGGAGTGTTATAAAAATGTTTCATAACTGTTTTATTTATGCTTTCTGGCAAATTAAAAATGTTTCAACTGGTTCAAATATTTGATGATGCGGAAACCCGCTTTCATCGTAAAATTCATTATACGCCGGCTCTGATTGATATATTGACAAAACCCTTCCATAAGGATTTCCGTCAATTTCAATGCTTTGAATTTCTCCGATTTTGCCTTTTGAGCAAAACGAAACAACCTGATTTTCTATTTTTCCCTGACCGGTTATTTCAATGAACCGTTTTTTGTCAACCTTAATTTTAACATCGGGAAGAATACTGATTTTAATTTCTTCCGGCAATGTCATTGGTTCAATTTCGACAGGCACGCCGTTTACCGTGACCTTCTTTATTCCGATAGGTTCTTCAATCGGCAATTTCGTCAATATGGGCGCTAATCCCATTAGCGCTGCCAATCCTAAAAAATTACGCCTTTCCATAATATTCCTGTTTTGCTTTTTGAAGAATAGGCGATTCATAGTTGTCCGGCAGACTGCAAATGTACCGGCCACGTTCGGCCTTAAATTCATTCAGCCACGCCGTTATCTGAATGGGGTCAAACCGGCCGAATTGCGTACCATATTTTCCACGCTTAATCAACCTGAAGAAAAGGGTTATTTCGGCCACGTTAAGGGTAGCCATCATATCGGATAGGTGTGTGGCCAATTCAATCGTCTGGTTGGTTTCCAGAGGTAGGCCAATGTAAAGTTGAAACTGGTTAATCCACGATTCAACAAAATGTGCCGGAGCAAGGTTGCCGTAAATGTATGTCAGTTCGTTCAGTTTCATTACGCCCGAATTGTAGGCATCTGCAACGCTCCGAATATGGCCGTAACGTAAATTGGCCTTCTCAAAGGTGAATGCCAGAATAAAATCTTTCGGGGTAGGGAATTTCTTCAATACCACGTCACGGCGCTCTTTTTTCATCTGCAAGTCGCTGTGCAAGGGATATGGTGTTTTCGTAGGCGGCTCGCTTGGCTTGTTCAGCCTTTGTAAAAGTTCTTTCATTGTCTCCATTTTTCAATTTAAAAAGACCGGCATAATTATTTGCGATTGATTGACGAACAATTGCGGCAGCCATAGCGGGGTCACCACCGGACAGGGTTTGCAGTTCGGAATACATAATAAGGAAAGTTCTCTGACTTTTATAGGTTTGTTTCCTTTCCTTTTTATAGGTGAGCCAGTCGTCAAGAATTGGCCGAAAAGGTTCATCAATCTCTGTAAAATCAAATTTCCATTTTCCATTTAAAATATCTTTATTTTCATTTTCATTTTCATCTTCTAAAAGGGTTATTTTTGGGTTACGTTTGGGTTTTGGTTTGGGTTTTTCTACCGTAATTAGTTCAGGTTCAGGATTTACTGCCCTCGGTCTGCCCCCTTTTCGTCCGTTTATCAACTGTTTTTCTTTGAAAATACGCCTTTTTTCACGCTCATTTTCCAATCTTTCATTGAAAATTTCGGTTTCGGTTTCGACAAATTTGTTGCGCAAATCTTCGCCAAAGTCAACCCAATCCAAACCCACCAATATCCCAAGGTTTTTTTTTGGTATATATCCCTTATCCCATTGGTAACATAACAGTTTGGCGTACCGGCCTATATCCTCAAAGGACATACACAACGTACCCATAAGAAAATCCTGCGCATACATAGGGAAGGCGGGGTCTTTCATTGCATCAGTTTTTTGTAGTCTGAAATGATTTTTTGAACCTCAAACAGTCCTTCTATTTTTCCCCGCTCCCTTGCCCTTTTGAGAATTATTTCAATGGTTTTCTCCAACATCGTGTTTTCGTCTATTGCAATGTAGATTTCATCTTCATAGCAATCGTCATTGAATAAGAGGCGGCGTTCGTTTCTTTCATAAACAGGATAGCCGGCAATGGCCATAATTTTGATAATTGTTTCTTCCATAACACAAGGCTTTAAAAAGCGGGTGCATCGGGTTTCACAACAGGACGCACCCTGTTAAGATAGTGATGAGTGAATACACAAATATACCGCTTATTTTGATACTGCAAAATTTTCAAGCGGTTTTTTTTGGCAGAATTGCATTTTTTCGCTTTTTCGGCAGATGGCCAGTTCAATTTCCTTCAATTGGTGAAGGCTGCACCGGTCGAATAGCCGCCGTAAAACGTCAATTTTATCAAGTTCTTCGGGATTAATTTTGCTCATTGTCTCAATAGAATTAGGTGTACTCCACGTTCAAGCATTTCATAGGTGAATTGGTAAACTTTGAAACCATTTTGCTGCGCAAGATTCAGTTTTTCCAAATCGTTTTCATAACCTGTCCCCCCTCGGTTGTGCCGGCCTGAAATGAACTGGCCGCCATTGACCTCAATTATTGTTCTCCGGTTCGGGCAATAAAAGTCTGCCCTGAATTTGCGCTTTGTCGGCATAATATGAGAAAAAGGGACTTCAGCCATACTCTGACTGTCGTATCGCAAAATGACTTTTTTCAACTCATTCAGCAAAACCCTCCTTCTCACATCAGCACTTACCTTCATTCGACCTCAACGTCACTTTCTCCGTCCACGACAATTTTCAGGGGCGAATCACCAAAGGGCAAATTATCCCCTTCAGGTTTAGGCACGTATTTTTCCTTGATATCTTTTTCCAATTGGAAGATAACCAAATTGGCCGTGTTGAGTTTTTTATTCAGCCTATTCAATCCCTCTGCCGTCTGGTTTGAGAAAATCTGACGAATGTACTCGTCCTTCTTTTCAATCGTTTCTTTCAATGCCGCAACTTCCGCTTGCAGGGCATCATTTTTCTTTTTGTACCAATTTGCCATTTTCTTCTTCTTTTGTGGTTTTATTTATTTGCCAAGCCATCCCCTCGTCAAAACCTTTTTCCAAGGCCTTGCCAAAGGCACGGAATAGAATGTTTTTCGCCTTTGATATTGTGGCCAACCCAAGTTTACGCCTGACCATTAATTCCTCTAATTCCTTAGCATACGGCGCATATAGCGACCGCAGTTCTTTAAGGTTTCCTTTCATCGTCTGGCTTTTTCGTTTGTTCAACCATAAATTCTGACCATTTTTTACTCCAACTTTCCTCATCGTTAGCCTTCTGAAGCATTTGTTCTTTTTCAAAGTTTCGGCCAATGAAAAATCCAACCTCCATACCGGACAAAAATGAATTGATTGTAATACTCTGCAATTTAAAGTATTTTTTCCATCCGATTTTCTTCCGAATACCCAACCGGTCTAACTGATTCAAAAACCGGTAATGCGTTTTTTTAAGTTGCTCTTTTGTAATTTTCATTGTTCCTCTCTATAAATTACACAACGCTGAACGTTCCTTTCTGCGGCGTGACACACACCGTGCAATTTCATTTCATAAATACTTCCCATACTTTGTTTTTTAACCAATTCTACCGCCCAATCTGGCCTCTTCTTTGGCCTTGGAAATACACGTGCGAAGCCAGTCTAACTGATGAACGCAAGTGCGGTTTATCCGCTCTAACCAGTTCACCAAATAATTTTCTTGCTTGCACGATGATTTTATCAATATGTTGATAGTAGTTGCAGGAATGCCGGCCAACGTACCGGCCTTGCGCAACTCGTCAATCAGTACGGATTGCGTTTTTGCGTCAAGGTGGTATTTTGCATCGGCAAGCATCTTACCAGACCTCGCCAGAAAAACGTTCAAATCATTCCCCCGCTCAATCATTTCAGCCGGATTCTCCGAACAAGTAATGTTGAGAAAGTCGTCTATGTCTTTGGCCTCTATCATTAAGGCCTGAAACAATTCAACGTAATCTAACATCGGTTTCCCTTATTTCAAGTCCCATTCTTACTGCACTCTTCAGATATTCCAGAAACTGCGGTGTCTCTTTCGGGTATAAAACAAGATGGTTCAGCACGGCATTAAGCATAGCGTCCTTTAATATGGGTTCGTGTTCCATTGCTGACGCAAATATCTTTGGCAAATTTCCTGTACTGCATTTTGCGTGAAGAAATGCGTCAATTTCCGTTTCGTCCTCTGGGTTCACCATTACCCGAATGTAAATGCACCCATACGTTTCATCCTGCGGAAAATCCTTCAGGGCGTTCATTACGTCCAAATCAATGTCCTTAACCTCTTTGCTTGCTTCAAAAGTATTCATTTGCTAATTTTTTTCTGGTGTAATTCTTTCAGTTGTTTGTTAAACTCTTTTCTGGCGTGTGCCTCCGTATGGTGCAAACGGCAAAGGGCGATAAGGTTTTCAATATTATCCTTACCGCCCCTGCTTCTGCTCAAAAGGTGGTGAATGTCGGCCGCTCGTTGACCACATAATTCACAAGGCACAAAATCCTGTTCTCCGTACCCGAAAAATGACAGATATACTTTGACATATTTTTGCATTATTTCAGCAACAGCCTCCGGCTTCCGGCCGCAATGCGAACATATTTCTGGTAGAGTAACGGTTCGGCCTCCTGAAAGGCCTTTGCATCAAAACGCTCGGTGTCCTTGGTGGCCTTCCACGTTGCGACTGTCTGGCCGTTGAACGTCAAGGCCTCTGCATCAAGAAATGAAACCTTCAATTCATTCTCCAACTCGGAAACTTTTGTTTCAAGGTCTTTCAGTTCGCCCTTCGCCGCCTTCAATTCAAGGTAGATATCGTGCAGTTCAGGCGTTATTTCCCTGTTTTTGCCCTCCGTGTGACGACTGTAAACAGCCATAACGTCAACGGCATTTACCAACTCCGGCATTTTGCCGCCCACAATGTTGTCAACCCAGAATTTTTCGGCCTCTTCAACCAACCACTCAAAGAAATCCGGCACAAAGTCAAAGTCGGAAAAGCCAAATTCACGACCGGCCGAAAGCCAAGCCAATGAACCTTGCTCCCTCTGCATAATGCCCTGCTGATATTGCAACTGGCAAAACCAAAGTTTCGGTATGTCCGCAGCATCAATCTGCATCTGGGTAGTTTTGCATTCCAGTACGCCCTTGTTTTTGTCGTTTCTCACGGCATTGGGCAGCCAGAAAAGCCGGTCAGGGGTAGCCCTTAAATATTGCTTTTCCGGATGGATATACATAACGTCCTCTGCCGAAGATTTAATAACCTCCCGACCGCTTTCATCTTCAAAGAAACGGCTGACCGCATCTTCAAGGTAGTGTCCGGCCTTCATTGCAAAATTCTGAACCGTTGGCGGCGTTTGGCCGGTTTTCTGCAACCACAACTGATATCTGGTCTGCCAAGGATTGAGACCTACAATCGTGGCTATTTCGCTACTGCCAATACCCGACCCTCTTTCGGAGAGCCAAGCATTGCGGCTGTCAAATGATACCCTTATCGGTTTTTTGTCTGTTCCAAACATAGCAATCAATTTGACATTGGAAATTCTGTTGGCGGTGGCGGCGTGTTATTGCCACGTGACCGCTTTTGCGCATCCGTGATTTTCTTCTGGGCGGTTTCTGCCTTTTTGCGTGCCGCTTCAGCCGCTTCTTTGGCCTCCTGTGGTTTGCGGAAAGTTTCATCAACCGATGTAGTGCCTTCTTTTATGGCATTTGAAAGAGACCGGAGATACAATACCATTTCAGAGTTAATTTCCGAAACCGTGCTGACCTCCAAATGAGCGAACAATTGGTTTTGCGTCACCCCTGCCTTCTTAAACCAAGCAATTGCATTTTGCCGGCTTGTTTCCAAATCAATTGCCTGACCAAGGGCGACTTTTCTGACCTCGTTGACAACTTTTTTGGTTACCGCTTTCGGGATAACCTTCAAAACCGCATTCCTGAACGCAATTGCGGCGGCAGCGTTGCCGGTCACAACTTGCATATCCTCTGAATAGGTGCGGCCATACCGGTCGGTGATACGCCTTTTGACCTCAACAGAAACCGCAAGGTTTGTTTCCAAGTCGTGACAAATGCCTTGCGCCGTAATCGTTTTGCCGTCATTCCCGATGATTCTGGTCTGAACACGAAGGTTGCCCCAAGCGCCGGCGAAAATTTCAGCCAAACGAACTGAAATGCCTTCAATTGTTTTACTGTCGTCACCTTCTCCCCTTTTCAGGGCATAAAAACAATCTTCGGCCGTTTCAACGTCCAAGGTTGCATAGGTTTTAATCGTGTTCAAAACCCTGTCAAGGTGGCGGGGATAGGCGTGTGCAGTCGAAATCTGAACGTCAATTTCAGACCGGTTTAGTGCAGATACCATTTCCGGCTGCATTACCTGAATAATTTGATTTTCTTCCATTTACTTTAAGAGTTTTTCGTTAATAATTTTTGGGATAGGCGGCTCGGTACGTGGCCGCAGGGTCGTCAACAGATACGAACGAATGAAAGTGCTGACTGGCAACTCCCTTTCTTTCGCCTTTTTTTGCAGAAATTCATAATCATCCTCGCTGAAGGCGATATGAACGGTAAAATTTTTCATTTCTTCATATATTACTGTGGTTAATTTGTACGCCAAATATACAGACAAAACACGAATATACAAATTATTCTAATATGTTTTAAAACATAAAAAGCCAGATTCCTCTGGCTCTTAATGAATGACGGAAACGACCTTTTCCGTGTATCTCTTTTTGGGTACGGTCTGCCCCTTCCGGTATTGGTTAGGTCTGGCAATAAAATAATTGTAGTATATCCGGCCGCTCTTAACCCTTGAAACAGTTATGACAAAAACCGTATTGGGGATTTTCCTTTGCCCCGCAACCAGTACCTTAACCTCTTTTAATCCTTTCGCAACCATTTTACTCTATTTTAATACAAATATAAACATTTTTATTTCCCAAACAAAACCCATAGGTTTTTTCTGGGTTCGTTTTTTGGTTCACAAAAGGCCGGCCGATGCCTCTTCCCTGTGATATAAATGCTTGCTTATGTCGGCCAATGTCCGCTTGGCCTCTTCGCTGTCTGCCTGTTCACGCATTTTGTCAACCAGATACCAGTCAACATAGGACGTTTTATATGCCTTGGCAATCAGTTTTTTGTCGTTTTCTGTCATTTGATTTAAATTTAAGGCCGGTTTTTTAGGCCGACCGGCCGTTGAAAACTAATTGAGATAATCAAAGTAGCGAAGCGCCTTATTATTCAGGTCGGCATTGCTACCAAACACATTCCCGAACGTCTTGTCCTTCTGGTTTCTGACGTGCGTAGTGTAGCGGGTAACTGAACAAAACAGGCCGAAATCGTTAAAGCCAACGTCATTGAGTTCCACGGCCATTGCTGTAACAAAATCGCTGATTTGATTCAGTTTTCGGGTGCTGACGTTTTCACGTTTTTCTCTTGGGTCAACATCAAAGAGATAACCCAAAAATTGCCCAACCTCTTCGTCCTTCCTCTGCCTGTTCAGCATTTCGTGATAATTTGCCTGAATGATTTTTTGCTGTTCACCATACAGGGCAATCGACCGGCTGATATTGGCCAGTTTCCAGTCCTTCCCGCTTGTGTGGTATGCCTTCAGAGCGCCACGGCTTAAACTGGTAAACTGGTTTTGACAGCGTATCATCACCTGAGTAGAGGCCACAAAAAGCGCTTTTGTGCTATCGTGACTGTTCCCGACTGCCAGATAATTTTTGAACTGCCAACCATTCAGAGAGGTTTCAGGGGCATTTAAAAACGCCAACACCTTCCGGCCGCCCGCAAATTCGCTGAAACTTGCAACCTCGTAGCCTGTGATTTGTGACAGGTTGAAAACAAAATCACAAAATTGTTCATTTGTTATCAAACCGTAACTATCATTGCAGACATTCAAAACCGCTTCATTATCGGAGCGAACCAGAGCCTTGTAACCCTGAATCTGGTTGCCTTCACCAAGAAAAATCGGTTTTTCCATCACCTCAAACTTAAATTGGTTTGAGTTTTGAACTTCAACCGCTTCAACGGTTTCGGCCTCCTGAATTGCGGGGGCGGTACGACTGGCGGCCCTATCTAATAAGGCCAAACCAAAATCTGAATTTTTCAACATATCAAAGAACAATTAAAAGGTGAATGAATAAATGAAACAAATTAAATGAACTAATTAACTAATACAAATATACAAACTATTTTAATATAAACCAAATTTTTACGGTTTTATTTTTGTCTCTTTTGTATGTTTTACAACATATAAATATATTTGCTTTTATGTTATTTTATATATATATTTGTATTAATGTAGTTCATTTAAATTTTGACAGTATGAAGGCACTAAATGATTTCGCACAAAAAAACGGCCTGAAGGTTGAAAAGATTAATTACTCTTTTCAAGGCCTGAAGATTAAAAGAAAAGGTTTTGATTTAGTGAATAAGGCCGGCCGAATAATTGCAAGTTTTGAGCCTGTTTTTTATAGTAACGGCGACAAATATTTTTTGAAAACAGGCGAAGCAAAAAAAAGGTATTGCAAAAGAATTTCAAAAGGTTTTTTGAATACCCTGAATGTCAATTTTGACAGTTTTATTTATTTGAAAAAATAGTTTATTTATGACAGGTTTGAAAAAACTGGTTTTTTACCAAGCGCACGATATGGTAAAATCCGGCAGGGTAGATTTTTCTGCTGCCCTGAAAATCGCTTGGCAGTTATACCGAATGAAGAAACGTCCGAAAACGGTTTACTGTTTTGTCTATGAAAAAATAGACGGTTCGACCCGACTGGCCAGAGGCCGGTTCTATCCTGAAATTGTCGCCAATGATGTTAAGGCGCAACATTATTTTGACCTTGAAAAAAGAGACTGGCGTGCATTCAAACCGGTAAATTTCAAAGGGATTTATGACGAAATTGAACTTGAATAAAAAAAGAGGTCGGTCAACACCGGCCTCTCCCTGATAACTTAACGCACTAAACCAATATTATGAAAAAATTTACCGATGGAATATACGCTTTATTTCAATTAAGAGTTTATTCAATGGCAGATTTATTTTTACCCCGAACCATTTTCCCACCGGAAACCGACCGCTCGTGGTTTTAAGCGCAAGGTTCTTCTTTTTCTTCAATGGCCACATCCTCCTTCTTGGCTTCGGCAATGGCAAGGGTAAATTGTTCGATGTCAATTGCGGAGAAAATTTCGTCAATGACCAGATACAAGGTAGGCAGCAATTCCGGCGGTATTTTGCCCTTCGCCTTCTCAAAAAGCAGATTGTCAAGCAGTTTCAGCAACGGCCCATCAACAACTCCAAGGATACCTTTCAGTTTCAGAATGTCGTGCAATTTTTGTTCCTGTTCAGGTAGCAGGAAACCTTTTCTTTCATCCATTTTGTTTAACTTTTTTAGTGAATAACTCCTTAATATAATCCCTTATTTCTCTTCTGTTTCTCCACGTTTTATCAATGATTCCGGTTGCCCCAAGCGCTAAAAGCACTTTGTATGTACCCAAAACCGTAGTCGTTGACATTGCATCGGGAAACAACAATTGAAACCCTTCAAACAGCAAAGTCATTATCACAACGGACGTAGGCCGTGTGACTTGCGACTGAACCTTCCGTATAACTTCCATTATTTCGGTTTTTTCTTGCCGCCCTTCTTCTTGCTGCCCTTTTTTGTCGTGTTACACATTACTTTGCCCTCCTATATCCTAAAAGATTTATACCAAAATAAGGCTCAATGCCCACTTTATTATCCTGATTGCCGCCAAGCGTCCATATTTTACTGCCGTTGTTTCGCACGTAAAATCCTGCGTGACCCCAAGGACTTGAAAGTGAATTGCGCCAGAAAACGACAATATCCCCGATTTGAGGTTCAAAAACAGGCTTGCCCCAATTCAGCCAACTTCTCGCCATAAGGCTACCAGTATGCGGTAATCCGGCCTTCAGACAGCACCAAGCGACAAAGGCCGAACACCAAGCGGTTTCATCATCCTTCACGGCCGGAAATCCGGTTTCCCTGAAATACTTCAACACTTCTGGATTATGCCGTGGCCCTACCCATTCTGTCACGCCATATTCTCCCAGAGCAATTTCAAATGGTGTCATTCTCTTTGTTCTATTAGTTTATCCAACTTTTGCATAATGGCCTTGTGGTCGTCTCGGTTTTCAATCCGATTTGTTTCAATAACGTCTGTGGTTTCTTTAAGGCCAAATTCCAGAGCGTCAATTCTGGTTTCGGCCTGTGCAACCCGAACATTGATTTGAAGCCACGCCATAAATACTGCGGCGATAACGGAAAGTAGGGCAAGGATTTGATTAAATGTCAACCCTACTTTCATTTCAGACTTTTCCATAATACTTTTAATATTCATTACGAACTCGGTGGAAATTCTACATTGACAATTTCAAGGTAATATCTTTGACCGTGATTCTCTCTGTCGTATTCGTCCTTCTCCCATCCCTGTAAAAGCCACATACCCGCTTCGTCAAAATCCCCGCTCTGGGTATTATAGACAATCGTGCCTTCGTTTGCGTCCAAAACTTGTGCATCCCAATAGCCTGTAACCCCAGACGGTTTTTTGTAGTAAATCTTCTGCTCTTTTGAATTGGTCAGATTTCCCAATATTCTCGCAATGAGTGGTATCATTGCCCCAACATAAATTTCCAAGCGTGCCATTACCAGAATAGGTATTTGTTGTAACGCAATTCAAACTCAACTTCAGAAAACCGGCTCTCCTTCTTTTTCAAGGTAATGCCGTATTTTCTTTTGAGGCGCAGAAAATCGTCCTCGTCTCCGATTCTGACAAACTGGCCCTGAACATTCTCACTCTTTCCGGTTTTTTTGTCCGTCAGGGTGCGAAACATAGTCTTGCTCTCCGCAATTTTCCTGTTAATGGGGTAAAACAGGGCGGTTGCATCCTTCAAATCTCCTTTTATTTTAAACATTTTGATTGCCATAGTCCGTGTATATTTTAGTTCAGAACAAATTTGTACATAATTAATCGCAATTGTGATGATAATACGGCTGATTTTCAATATTTCCTGCCGGCCGGTGATGAATCAACGGCGTTTTCAGGTCGCAATAGCGCACTATCTCGGAATCAAATACCTTTTCCCGCTCAATCTTGCTCTTTGATGTCAGATACCTCACTATTTGGGAATCAAAATAAATCCTGCCGTATTCGCTTGTCAACGTTTTGCTTATTGTCGCAATCGTTGTGCTTCCTGAATTTATTTGTACATATACCAGAGACATATTGTGTCTTTTTGCTACTTTTTATCTTCTCAAAAAAGGTTCATATTTCGTTTAAGGTATTTATGACGTTTTAATAAACTTCTTTTTTGTTAGTCCTCATTAACGTCGAAATCGCCAATGGCAAATTCGGGTGTTATCCCGGAGGAAACGGCAAGGTCAGAGGTTAGCTGCCCCCAGAACAAACGTTTCGCTTCTGTCGTTGAGGTATTGTCCCTCCAAATTTCAGCGTAACGAACCGTTTCACTCCCTCCGGCACATTGACCGAAAGTGATGGCCGCCGCATTTGAGGCATTGTTACCCGAAACCGTCCACCCTGCCCCTGACCGTGCAACCGCAACGCCCTTGGGGACATAGCCGGTATAGGCACACTCCGTACCCACCGTTGCATCATCGCAGGTCGTGGCTGACGTACAGAGACGGACATAAAGGCTACCCGCCGTTGCCGAAGCCGGTAATCCCGAAGCATCCCCAATGTAGGTAATGGCAGCATTTGTGAATATATGCGCCAAAAATTCCGTCTCAAAAGTGTTCGATTTACTTCCCATCGCTTTTAAATTTTAAGATTTTACAGTATAAAGTTATGAAATATTTAGTTCGGCTCACGCCTACATTATTTTTATTTACAAATCATCCGTCACGCAACCTCTGTTGCTATGAAGGTATCATCACGGAACCAACTCCCACCCCGCAGGATAATCAGCCGGTGACCAAACATTCGCATCAATCAAACTCCGGTACACCGGGTCAACCGGCTGTGGTTGATCGTCCACCAAATATCCATTCGGAAATATTGGGCTGATTACTTTCCCGGTATTGTCATCAAAAAGTAATGTTTTCATTACAAATCTTTTGTTATTGGTTGAGCGAAATAGGTTGAGCTGTTCCACGGTGAGGTGGTGTAACTGGATGAGCCGGTTGGCACATGCAAAATACACGATGAACCTCTTGCTGTGAATGGTGTGCCGGAAACAGTTGGTGCTGTATTTGGATACATATTCAATGTTGTAATTTTGCTGCATACTGCGGCAAAAAGGTCTTGTACCAATGATAAAGTTGAAGGAATGGTTAATGTTAATAATTCTGTACAATAATAAAACATACGACTGTTAGATGTTACTTTCGTCATATCCCAAGATGACAAATCTAATGAAACCATAGCAATACATAATTCAAATGCGCGGGAAGCGTTTATGTTTGAAGTGGTGTTTAAGGTCCATCCGCTTATGTCCAATGAACTTAAAGTTTTACAATCATAAAATACGTAACTCAAATCTGTGCACACTCCTAAATCCCACCCACTTAAATTCAAATTAGTTAATGCTTGGCAGGAAGCAAACATCCAACTAATGTTTGTAGCTTTTGCCATATTCCATCCGGTCAAATCATTTCCACCAGACCCACCAATATTGGTTAATGAATAACATCCCTGAAACATCCTATGAAACAATGTTCCATTCGCTACATTCCAACCAGAAATATCACCGACAGTAGTTAATAAAGTACATCCATTTAATAGATCATGAAACCGGGTTACTTTACTTACATCCCAACTGCTTAAATCTAATGTTGTAAGAGAAGCACATCCCTGAAACATTCCATCTGTGCTTGACGACCAATAACCCATTTCTGACACATTGCTCATATCCCACCCACTGACATCCAAATCTGTTGATGTTAAACTTGAACACCCACGAAACATAGCCGGTGTGTATATAAACTGACTGGTGTTCCAACCGGATGTATCCCCAATGGTGGTTAGTTTACTGCATTCTGAAAACATAAAACTAACATCAACCGATGCTGTGGTATTAAAAGACCAAGCAGATAAATTTAATGATAACAAATTGGAGCACCCTACAAACATCCCTGATTTAAAATTTCCACGCTGTCCGAAATTTCGGACTTTTGAAACATTCCATCCGCTGATATCAATAGTAGTTAAAGCAATACAGTACCCAAACATCCATGACATATTAGTGTTGTTACTCATGTCCCACCCACTGACATCAAACAAATCATCCTCATACAATAAAGAACAATTACGGAACATAGCGGATGTATTTGTGACATTTCCCATACTCCACCCTGAAACATCAAAATTTTGCAATTTGTAGCAATAAGCAAACATATTACTGCAATTATTAAACTTTGTTGTAACCCAGCCAGATGTATCTCCAATAGTAGTTAATTTTGCACAATTATAAAATATTCCACTTAAACTTATATTGGATGTTGTATTAAAAGACCAAGCAGAAGTGTCCAGTGATGTTATATTTGTACAATTTGCAAATACGTTATTTAAGACAGTGGCTCTTGTAAGATTCCAACCACTCACATCCAACGCTGTAAATCCTGTACAATTTTGAAATAACCCATAGGAACCAGAATTGCCAGCAGTACACATTTCAATAGCCCCAGATGTATCCCACCCGCTCACATCCAAATTTTGTAAAACGGTACAACCATAAAACATACCACCCATATACGCAAATTTTTCAGTGTTCCATCCGCTCACATCCAGATATGAAAGTTTAGCACACGACAAAAACATGTTGTCCAGATGAATATCTGAAGTGGTGTTAAAAGACCAATTACTCACATCTAATGTCGTTAAATTTGTACAACCTGAAAACATCCCATCCTTCCAAAGAGAATCATCCCCAAACGATAAAACATTACTGACATCCCAATCACTTACATCAACATCATCCACCAATCCAGTGCAATCCCTGAAAGTAGTACGCAAACTTGTAATTCCGCTGGTATCGGTTGGCCCATGAAAATATGTCAATCGTGTACATGCTCTAAAAGATAACAATTTGAATCCTGTTCGTCCACCCTGCTCCACTCCAATAATATATTCACTCATACCTGCAGCATGCGTCCATCCCTCAAGTGTCCCTGTCATCGTTATGGTATAAGTCCCCCCTGAAGCATAGGTGTGAATACGGTCTGCGTCATTGTATGCTGTAACCTGACCCACGGCTCCATCCCCCCAATCCACAATAAAATTATAATTGTATCCATTTACTAAAGGCAAAGTCACTGTAAATCCTGAAGCATAATTTACTTTAATGATGAATGGCCGTCCACTCCGTTTCTGTTGTGACGCACCGATAATTGCAGGCATCGCTAATGGCATTGTTCAATCCTCCATTTTTTAAAATCCAGTTCCGGCTATCACCGTGAATACATTACTTGCTACACAAACCACCGTCAGAACAGCATATTGTCCGTATGAGGTCAACCCATCATATCCGTTACAGGTCACCCCGGAATCCGCTACAATGGTCACGGCTCCATTTCCTGTGTGCTCAAAACAGAATACATCACCGGGTGAAAACGTATCAGCCGGCATCGTCACGTTCACCCCTGAAGCATAATTCACCCGTGTGTAATTTCCTTTGTGGGTGGCTGAGGCTGTAAATGAACCGGTGGTTTCATCGACTATTGAAAATCCACCTCCACCTCCACCTGCGGGCAAATCGTGAAATCCTTTTGTCCCACCGGAATCCGTGCCGTAATATTTGGAGGTACCGGGGCTTTCTTCATCGTTTACAAGAGTAATGGGGGCATCTGCTGTTCCGTCACCTGTTACCGAAAGGTCTGTTATTACCTCTGCTATCCCTCCTCCATACTTCGGTATAAGCGTACCAACGACAACAGACCCCCCATTGATAATAACCTCTACTTTTACTGCTGTCGCACTATGCAGGGCAGCAACAACCTCTGAACTCCCCGATATCGTGCTAATGAGAGCGTTGATATCCTTAATGAATCCCGTTACCTCCGAACTGCCGTTTATTTCAACAGCCATACCGCCCTGAACCCGCAAGGTGGCTACAACCTCCGAACTGCCGTATATATGCGTCTTGGCCAGAGCCTTCAAATCAAGCGTTACCCACGTTTTATCCTTTCGCAGATACAGGCGGCCGTCAACCGGCGCTTCCGGCAAATACCCCACATTGCCCCAGAGCATTTCGGCAAGCCGTGGCGAACCGGAAACGTAAATCGTACCCATTCGGTAATAGAGGTAGTTGTCCTCAATGAAATATTTTACCTCCCGATGAAGAGTTTCAAAATGAAACGTTCCATTGGTTGCGCCGGCCTCCAAAGGTAATTTTGCGTGCAAATAATAAACGTCAGCAGTCGGCAGGGTAAAGTCAATGGCAGCCATATTCCATTCCCTGATTGGCAGATAATTCGGCCGGTCAAGTGAAATTTTGTATCTGGTGAGTACATTATCCGGCCAGTTACTGACAATTATTTTGCCCTGCGAAACGTAAACCCTGTCAGTCTCATTCATCCAAGGCGTGTAAACAATGCACCCCTGAAGATACCATTGCGGCACTCCGGCATCAAAGGCCAACATTCTGGGGTCAATGCTCTCATTCCGAACTATTTTGTCCGCATCTAACAATTCATCAACAGGGTCAAATAGCCTGTTTTTCAGTTCTTTAGTGGTTTCCTGATTGGTGCGCATCGTCTGGGCGTTCGCTTGGTCGGTGGCACTCTGGGTTCGCTTGAACTCGTCCAGTAAAACCTTAACCCTATCCCGATATGTCAACTGCCGATGTTCTGAAAGGTGAAGGGTATAAATCCGTTTTCCGGCCTCATATTTCAACTCCGCAATTCTGCGGTATTCGTTCAGGCCAAAGTCGCCGTCAATTACCGTTACACGGTCGCCAACTTCGGGTTTTGAGGAAAGCGCATCGGTGTATTTCGGGTGCAAAATGGCCGTATAGGGATATTTCAAAACAGAATACTCTTGAATGAATGCCGTGGCTGCCGCCTTCAGTTCCAATTCTGCTTCATCCCTGTAAACTTTCGGCAGAACAATGTCGGTCAGGGTATAGAGGTTTCCTGCCACAATGGGGTGGGTCGGGTTTGGGTATTTGTTGCCGGCCTCGTCCTCGTACTGAATCAGGTAAATCCAAAAGTTTTCGTGGTCATACAGTTTTATATCAAAGGTCAATCCGGCACAAGGGCCGTCAAGCATAGAAACCTTCGGCGTTGTGCCGCCCTGTAAAACTCCCCCATTATCGGAATCAAGGTCAAGTCTGAAATTTATGCTCTTATCTTCAATTCTGAAAATGCCGTTGGGAAAATTCTGCTTTTCCTTATTGGTTAAATCAACTTTGGCCTTATAATAGTAGCCGCCAACCTTTGCCTGTCGCCGTGGAAAAATATCATCCCACGTTTTTGACAGTTCAATGGGCATATTATCATCATCATTCAACTTCAAGGGATTGCCGTCAAATTCAAGCCGGTCTTTGCCGCCTCGGTAATCCATCGGAAGGTTTTTGTTTGAGCCGTAAGCATAGAGACAGGTTACCAGTTCATTCCGGTTAGGCGTACCCCTGCTTATCTCGTACATAGCGTTGTTTTTGCCATATTCCAGAGTAATTGCCGTGTCTCTGCCAATTTTCTGTTTTATGTCAATTATGTACGTTGACCCGCTCGCCGGCCACCTGATATCGTATTCAAGTTCATACTCGGATGCCAGTCTCTTCAGAAGGTCGTAACAGTTTTCACACGTGAATTTATGGAGTTTATTGTTGGTTGGTGCAATCTCACCTTTTGTAAATTTCGTCAGTCCGACAAACCGGTTGCCGCCATCAATAATCAAATCCAGAATTTCATCCAGATTGGCGTACATATAAAAATCTGCCTCATAATTTGAGTTCAGAAATGTTGCCTGTTTCAGCAGGATTGAACCGTGGTCAAGCCTGACCGTTACCGCATATTTGTTCGTACTGATTTTCTTTATATCCGGTTCGTGAAGGAAATAATAGGGTTCGGCTCTCACCCCATTGGTGTTAATCATCACATAATCCCAGATATGAAAGGTGGGTTTATCTTTGACCTCAAATGAACACGTGGCGTAACTTTCTCCCTGTAACATTCTGTTTACCACAAGGTTGTCGGTACGAATGGTGTATTTTGTCAAAAAGGTTTTCCAGTCAATGACATTATAATACTGGTAATTTATATCCTCTTTGACGTGAATATTCAGGTCAAAAGTGCCTATTTGTTCATCGTATAAATAGGATTTCTCCCTTGTGACTGTAACGCCGTCTTTTATGCGGCAAGTTTCGATTGTTCCGTATGGGGTGACGAAATCTGCCCAACCCTCGTTAAGAATGGCATCAAAAAACGCCTGAACCTTGGCCAGAAAAACTTCATATCCTCCATCGGTTTCGGTAGGTGCGGCAGCAATGAAACATTTCAGGGATATGGTGCGGTCATTGTACCGCATATCCCCGCTTCCCTGCCAGTATTGAAGGCCGTCTGCATCAAGCCAGTTCGTACCCTCGGTGACAAGGGTGGGCATATTCAGTACCCCTTCCGATTTACTGACGTAAACGCCGTAGGCCTCAAAATCTATGCTCCCAAATATCCAACTCATACGTTACTGGTTACCGTTAATGTAAACCGGACAACTGCAATGTTCCCCCTGTGAATTACCACGGCCATACCCTTTTTCACAACGCAATACTGGTTGAAATTAAGGTTTCCGAAATACCACAATTGAACCAATTGGCTTTTTATCTTGGCCTGAAAATTGCCGATGCCTGTCGTTAATGCGGACTTGCTTGCATATTTTCCGGTCAATTCAACCTCAACGTTAGCCTCGTCCAATATCCTCATTTCTTCGCTCATATCGTTCTCTTCAAGGATATTTTTATAGGGCGGCAACTGAACGTGGTTTTCAAACTTCGTCAGCCTCAACCCATAGGTTGATATTTCAACTCCGCTTATTTTTTCTTGGGCGCTCATTACACGTTCTTGATGTATTGATTCAGCAAAACCAGTTCATTTCTTATTTCTGGCAAAATCCGGTTGTACTCGGTGTTTTTTGCAATCTGCCGGTTTAAATTTATCAATTCCGGCAATGAAAACTGTTTGATGCTCAAAAATTCGTTATAAAATAGCCTGTTGAGGTCGTTTGCCGAAAGTAATTGCGCCCTGATTCCGGTCAGGTCAAACGAACGCATTTCATTGAAGGCCATAAACCCAAGCCGCTGTTGGTCGGTTATGGATAGCAAAAGGCTCTTCAGTTCAATGTCTGCCGCTTGCTGCGCCTGTAACGCACTTTCCTGTATTGTGGCGCTCTTCAGCATTGGCGCTTTTATATCATCGGCAAAAGGCTTTAATTCGTCAGGATTAAGTTTCGGGTCGTCAATTTTGATTTTACCGCTTTCAAGGGCATCAATCAGTTGCGGCACTTCGCTTCTCGTCCTGTCTCTTTCGTCTGTTGTTGGCGGCTCTTTGTTTCCGCTCGGCGGTCTGCGATATCCTTCTGAACCCCTGTCTCTGCCCCGCTCGCCTTCTACCCCATCTTCCGCAGTCTTGCCAATATTCTTCAAGGCTTCAAGTTGCTGAACCATTACCTCGTACATTTTCATCTGGTTTTCGGCCGTTGCTCCAAGGCTGTCAACCTTATTTTCATCACAACACGCCCTCAATTCTGCTACTTGCGCATCAATTGATTCCCTGATGATATACATTTGGTTCAAAATCAACTTCACATTGTCGTAAATGCCCTGTTCATAGGTTTTCAGTTCAGCATCCGGCGGTTCATTCTCCGCTTCGACAACAACTTTCCCACCGGAAAGTACGCCCATAAGCGCCTTGTAAACCTTAATCTGGTATTCACGCATAGAAATAAGGATGCCACCCAAAAGGTCTGCCTGCTCTTCGGTGATGCCTTTAATTTTGCCCTTCAATCCCTCTTCTGCTGCCTCGGTGTCAAGTTCTTCGGTTATGCCGGAAAGTTCCTTGATTCCCTGCCAAGTGGTATTGGTATCTTCGATGATTTGAGCGTACAATTTCCGCAATTCTTCAATCTCTGCTTTCGTCAGGCCTTCTTTGTCGCCAGAAAGTCGGGCAAACTCTTCATAAAAGTCGTCCATTGCCTGATTGAGGATATTGTTTTTGAAACCGGCCAGTACCGCCTTTTTCATCATTGCCTCAAAATCATCCGTGAACTGCTCCATCGAATTGCGTCCTTCAAGGAAACCGTCAGCAATGGACTGCGCAATATCCTCCTGTGTGGTCTGGGTGAATGCCTCTTGAATCTCTTTCTTCAGGGCATAGATTTCCTCTATATACCCCTCGTATGCGTCAACAAGCAATTTGAACGCTTCATCGTCCGTTGTCGCTGCGTGGTTATACAAATATTTCATTGTCTGCTCGTTGGCAGCAATTACCCTATCCATTTCATCCAAAGTGAATCCATAAATAGCGTCTCTGTACCTCGTTCTCGGTTCTAATACCTCCGGCAAATCCTCCCTGTTGAGCAATTTCATTTGAGCCTTTTGCAGTTTGATGTAATTGGCCCAATGGCTTTCAATTTCCTTGTTAAGTTGCCCAACCGTGACGTTGAAATTACCGGCAAGCGAACCCAAAAGCGATTGATAGGATTTCAGCCGGTCAACCCCCAAGGCCTTGTCAATTGTGCGGCCAAGGCGCTCGTAGGCCTCTCCCATAACATTAAGCATATTCTGGGTATTTTCGGCCTCTCTTGCTTTTTCTTCCTCTCTCTTTTTCTCCTGTTGCTTGAATAATCCGTCAATGCTTTTTATTGACTGCATCAAACCGCCCATAATGTCACCGGCCGCAATTCTGGCCGCACCGCTAATCAGGCCGGAAACGTTTTCCAGTTCAGGGTTGATTTGACCAAGGATATCCGCAAACTGGCCGAACCCTTCAGCCAAAGCCTTTAAATCTTCGTCCGTGAATTTTTTTATTGAACCCTTTGTGTCATTGATTGCCTCGTCAACTTTGGCAATATCTTTTGCTGAAGCGCCCGCCTTTTTAAGTTCCTCCCGCATCTGTTTCAGCGATTTCAATTCATCACGAAGAACCTTCAGATTTTTCTGCCTCTGCACATATTCCTGCCCCCCCTGCTTCAACCTCGTTTTGCTAATCTGATTGTCTGCCTCTGCAATGGCCAATTCCAGTTCCTTAATCTGGTTGGCATACAGTTTGGGGTCTAATCCCTTGTAAATTGCCAAAATGGCCTCTGCCGTTTTCTTCTCTATTTCAAGCCGTTTTTTTGCAATGACCTCTTCAGAATCAAGGCCGCCCCGCTGAAGTTCAAGTTTCTTTATGGCCAGTTCCCTTTCGGCTTCCAAATCCTTAACACGGTACTTGGCGTTGATTTCCGCTTCTGCTTTCTTTTGGGCATCGTCAATGCTGTCAACAACTTTTTGCGCTTCCGGTTTGGCCTCTTTTGAAGCGCCGGCAAGGGCATCTGTGGCCTCTTTCCGCATTTCGGCATACATTACTTTGGTCTGCGCCAATTCTCTTTCAAGGTCGGTCTGCCAGACCTCTGCCAACTCTTGTCGAATCTTTTTTATTTGTTCCGCAGACTTTTCTTCTTCGGCCACAATTGCCGCATTACGTTTTTGTGCCAACGCAGTCGCTTGCTCAATAAACATTATTTCCTCTTCAGGGGGAAGTTCGGTAATATACCCCGCATCATCTGGGAGTTTCTTGTTTGCCTCATTTATAGCGTCAATCCTGTCCTGACGTGCATTGACAATTTTCTGTGTTTCTTTCTGGTGTTCAACGTCTATTGCAGCAAGCCTTCTGGCATATCCTTCTTTCATTGCTTCAACCTCGGCTTCTGCGTTTGCCAATTCTGTTGCTTGCGCCATATCCGACAATTCCTGCTGAAGGTCGAATTGCTTTTTCTTTTCACGGTACAGTTTATTGGCGGCAGTTTCTTCTTCTTTGCTCCGCTTTTCCGGCTTCTCATACCATTCTAACTTTCCCTCAATTTTGTCAAGTTGCGTCTGAAGGATTCCCCGCAGTTCAACGTCTTTTTTATTGTTCTGGTCAAGTTTTTTTAAATCTGCCTCAATCGCTTCTTTAATTTTTCCCCAATAGGCTTCATCCTGCACGGAAACCACGACCGGCTTCCCTTCCATTTGCGCTGTCAGGTTGGCTATTTTCTCTTCGATTTTGGTTTTATCCTCGTAATATGTCAATGAGTTCTTTTTCAGGGCGGCCAATTCATCCTGCGCAATTTTCTTCTGGTCTGCCCACGCCTTTTTCTGTTCATTGGTGGCCTTCTTCTTTAATTCATCCGCTTTCTTCGATTCGTAGTCAATAAATGGTTGTGTTTCTTCAACAACTCTTGCGGTTTCTTTGCTCTGGTCTGCATAAGTATTTAATAAATCCGTAACTGAATCCCATGCGTCTTTTTGTTTATTAACTTTGACAAAACCCAAATCCCATAAGAGGTTATATTTTTCTAAGAATGCCTCTCTTTCTTTATTGACATCAATGCCGCCTTTCTTAATTTTCTCCTTTAAATCTTGCATTTCTGACCAAGCCTGTGCCGCCAATTGGCCGCCAAGCCTGTTTAACATGACTTTTTTAAATTTTGCCTCTCCCTTGTTTACTGCTGCCGCAAAAGAATCTTCGACCGCATTTATAGCATCTGCCTGACCCTTCAGGGCAAGTTCTTCCCGCTTTTGCTTGTTCACCTCGGCCTGTGCGCCGGCCATATCGTCAAGGTTCTTTATTTCATCCCTCTGGTCTTTAAGGTAAACAGAGTATTTTTTGCTCATTTCATCTTTGAGCGCCTTGTATTCATCCGTGCCTTTCTTCAGGGAAGCCAATTTGAAAAACTCATCGTCAATGGCCTTTTGCCCTTCATTCATGGATTCTGTGAATTTCTTCACGGCCTTTTTTGCTTCGCCCTGTTGAAATACGAATTTCGCCAGTACATAAACCAATCCGGAAATGGCGGCCGTGGCCAAACCTATCGGAGTTGCCAATGTGGCCAGATTAAACGCTTTCTGGGCGGCGGCGGCGGCGGTCAGGCTTGCTCGGTATGTATTATATGCCTTCACCATTGCCATAACTTTTCCAACGGAGTTCACGGCATAAGTCAGGGCAACCGCAGCACGGTACGCCCCATACATTACAATTATCTTTTTCAAAGCCTCCAAATACACATCGTAATTGGCGACCATTTGCTGCAATTTCTGGATAACGTCAGTTACAATTCCTTCGTTATCCTCGCCTATTTCATTAAGCATTCTGGCCCACGCATCCTTCAGGTTGCTTATCATTCCGTTGAGGGTCTTTGACTGCTTAATCATAAGGTTGTCAAATCTTCCCCCTGCGGCGGTCATTGTCGCAAATGCCTTTTCAACGTCTTTGAACCCTATTTTGCCGGCAGAAACCATTGCGGTTATTTCTTCGGTATTTTTGCCGTAATTTTTTGCCAGTTCGTCCAAAAGAGGTACGCCGGCCATTGCAAAATCCCTTAAATCCCTTCCGGTAAGGTGGCCAACATTCTTCACCTGACCAAAGTTCAGGATAAGGCGCTGAATAGGCACGTTCAAGCCGGCAGAAATGTCACCAAGGCTTTTCATTATGCCCATAACGTCCTCTGCGGCAACGCCTACCGCCAATAAACTCTTTGTTGCACCGGAAAGGTCGGTAAGTTCAAACGGAGTAATGGCAGCAAATTCGACAACTTGCTTCATAAGTACGTCCGCTTTCTCCTTGCTCTTCAGCATCGTTTCAAACGAAATTTCAAGTTGCTGAAACTCCGAACGAACGTCAATGATTTGCTTTACAAGTGCGCCGCCGGCCGCAATTGAGAAAAACGTAGCCATCTGCCGCCCCAATTTGGAAAAGGTGTCGTCCATCTTTTGCCCTTCTTGGGTGGCTTTTTGGGTAAAATCTCCCGCCGCTTGCCTTGCCCTTTCAAAATCTCGCAATAACTGTTCAATGTTTACTCCGGCATCGAAATAGAGGCTACCGCCTGTTGAATTTGTTGGCATTATTTCAGGAAATTTAAAAGTTCTTCAGGTGTTTCGGCTTCAGCAACCGTTTTGATTGGTTTTCCCTTCGGGTCTAATTTATCCTCTGGCTCATAAAACGGTGCGTCTGCAAATATCAGCATTAGATTTACATAGGACATTTCCCATAAAACCTCGTTGTAGGTCAGGCCGTATTCTTTAATTGCTGTTCCGACCGTACCCCAGAGGCTGCGGTTGCCTTTGTATCTCGTGTCGTCAGCAGATTCTTTCCTTTTATCAAATTTATAGTGAAAAAAAAACTTTCGACATTCATCATTGACGTTATGGCCACCCAAAGCCTGAACCCCTCCTGCGGCTCTAACCGCCATTCAAGTTCTTTGGCAAAGGATTTTCCACGTTCTTCAATTTGTTTTTTGTCGTTCAGTATTGCGTATGATATGGCCAGTAAGATTTTCCGGTACAATTCTGGGTTTTCCAAGGCATACGCAAGTATGGTTTTTTCTTCTTTGACATCAGGGATATCGCAGGCGACCTCGCTAATGTAAATCAACGTGCCGAATTTCAACGGTTTGATTTCAAACTCTTCAAATTCCGACTGTTCGGCCTTTCGCAAAAGTCTTTTTATCAAACCGTTCTTTTTCGGCAATCTCCGCAAATGAAAGGGAATACCCTGTTCTGTAAGGGTTTGCCCTGCTTTTATTTCCACATTCTCCATAAAGTACAATTGCCCCGACCAGTTACGGTCGGGGCAATCTCCAGTTCATTGGTTAAGATGAAGGCGGTGTGTACTTGCTGATTTTGTACGGCGGAGTTGCGGCTTTGGTGGGATTAAGCACCGTTGCCACTACACGAACCTGACCAAGTTCAGCACGTCCAAGTGTGGTGTCAAAGTTCGCCTGAATCTTGCACCGGACAAGTTCAATTTTCAGGTTGGTTTTGGTCAAAACCTCAATTGATTGCTCAATGTCGGGTGCCGTTGCCGGCGCTTCCCATACCCCTCCATTGTCTTTACCACCCATAATCCTCGCCAGTTCGGACGCTGTAAAGTCCACGATAGTCCATTCAAGCCTCGTTTTCCCCTTTTTCAGGGATGCGTAAATGGGGTCGTCAACCTCTTCTGCGTAAAACTCGGTGAGTTCATCTTCATCTTTGGCAAGTCTGGCCGTTCCTGCCAAGGTTCGGCCGTCACCAATAGGGGTGAGCGATGTTCCCATCCCTCCGTCTCCTCCGACTGCACCCATTTTGATATGGGTCAAGCCGATTGTCATAATTTCTGCCATATCCTTAATTATTTATTAGATATACATTTAACTGAATGTTCTGATAGTGAGATAGTTTGTCCAATTCACGGATTAGATTTTCACGGCCAAAATAGGCGTGCATTGTTGGTTCAACGAACGGAAGGTAAGATACAAAAGTGTTGGTCATACTCTCAATGGTATCAAAATCAGTTTGGCCCTTCGCCAAGTCCTTGACGTGAATGTTTACGTTCACCGCCAAACTCTGCAAAATTCCAAGGTCTGATGAACCCACCTTTTCAGAAAGCGGCAGGGTGTTGACAACTATCCAGACATCGTGTATTTTGTCGTCTGGCTTTTCTTGCTTGTAAATGTTACAATCAGGGAAAATTTCTCTCACCTTATCGTAAATCATATTTCTTGCATCGTTGGTCGTCATAATCCCCTTGTCGCCCTCAATAAATGTGTACGAATGTTCACTAATGCAATCGTGGATTGTACCGTAATTACGTTTAAGCCTCTTGATTCAACTTCTGCTGCATAATCCGCACCCGCAATTCCAATCAGTTGATATCCGTTAATTCGTGGGATTGTGTCAACGGCTTGGTCGGCCGCCACCTTGCCTTCCGGCTCTCCCTCAAAATATTCTTCTATCAACGTGCTTTTTGCGAACAAGTAAAATCCGATGCTGCTTCTCAATACTCCGGTATTATCCCGAAATCCCCCCTCTGCGTAGGTCATACCCTTTGCATCATCAACGAATGCTTTCCCTTCGGAGCGAAGAACGTCCAAGATAGTTTTTTCGGCATTTGCAATTACGTGTGAAACGTAAATCGCAATATCCCTTGCATTATATCTCGGTCTCAACCCCATAGCACCGTGTTCAGTTGATTGGGTACAAATCCTTTTATCCGTCCGGTGAATGTTACGCCCCGCCTGTTCAGCGTATATTCAGAACCCAGAGGAATGTTCGTTCCGCTCATAGGCTCTGCATAAATCGTGAAATTGTATTGCGTCTCCACTCCGTCCACGTTTCCGGTGTCGGCCGGCATCGCTTCATCTGCACGGCAGTCAAAGTCAATAGTTCCGTTTAACACGGTTTTTCCAAAGTTACCAGTATCAATGTCCTGCTCGTAGGTGTCAGGTATTTTGATTGTGATATGGTCTGGATATTGTGTTACCACGGCGTTTTGGCTCTTACTGCGGGTCGTTTCAACGGTGCGCTTAATTCCTCCCCATATTTCGCATAAATGGATTCGGCCATTTCTTTCAGCGCTTCCCTTTCGGGTGCGGAGATTGAATATGTACCCCCTTCAGATATGGAGTTCGGAGCGGTCAAAAGCAAAACATAAACGTCTGCCCTTGCAAGTTGCATATTTTTTACCTGCACGGTGTCAGTTGGTACAAAGGTCGCCGACCCTGTAATCCCCCTGTCCTCTAATGCCGACAAAAATGATTGCTCCTTAACAGGATAAAGGCAGAGCGCTTTTATCTTCTCCAGATTGGTCATTGCTCACTAACTTGAATACGGTACGTTGGTCTGCAAAATCGCCATTTGCTTGTAGGCCTCAAAAGCGGGGAAAGCGTTGAGTTCATATTCAAGGAATCTGCCCTCATTGTTTTCATAAGAGGCCACCAGAACGTTGTCAACCGTAGTGTAGGTTTTCCCCACCCTCGGCGAACGCTGTTCAATGGCGTAACTGTATTGCATCGTTCCCAAAGTCGGAGTGTTGGTGAAAACCACCCTGTCGTCAGCGAACGGATAGACCATAGTGCCATCAGGCAGCGCAAGTGGCGCTTCAATAATGACAATGTTCGGCAGTCCAAGAGCGGAAAGGTAGGTGTTCACCAATTCAACGGTAATGTAGTTCAGCGGGTTCACCCTCACATTTTTGGTCATTTCAAGGCTGAAAACTCCCATTTCGGTAGCCTTAACCATTTTGTTGAAGGTGTTCCGGCTCATATACATAGTAGTCGGAATCTGCCCAAGAACACGGCGGGCATCCATAACCGCACGAATGTCGGCAAGCGGCGTGTGGGTGGTGGTGGTCAGCGACCAAGCGCCTCCGTAAACCGGATAGGTAGTTATACCAAGGTCAATTTCAAACTGAACGCCGTCAGGATTGTTGGCCAAGTCCACGGTGATAACGCCGGTTGACATACCGGAAAGTACCCAATGGTCAAGCCTTTTGTGGGGTGCAATGATAGCCTTTTCAAAGTCACCATAGATGAAATCAAAAAGTTCACGCACATTCGCTTCGCCTCTGGCAATCCTTTCTTCAAGTTCCAGAACCTTACGAATCATCAAAGCATCCATTTGGAATACGTCACCAATCTGCCCCAAAGTACCGGACAACTGGCCAATGGTAGGCCTTTTGCGAACCGGTTTACCAGAAGCAAAACTGATAACAGAACCGGCAACGGCCGCTCCGGCGGTAGCCATATAGGCTTGGAAGGTCAGGGTGGGCGTATAATCCCACGACATAAACTGTTTCCACAAGGGAGTATATGTCATTCTCTGCATTACTTGGTCAATGAAAGTTTTGAACAACTTTCCATCGTCCATCAGTTGTTTAAATGTTGACATAGTTTAATCCTCCCTCATTAAATGAACATAAACCGACCTCCAAGTGAGGCAATTTGCGCAGCATTGATACCATTGGGCATCAGACTGGTTTTGATTTCGTATGCACGTCCAAGAGCGGTGACCGCCGGCGTGCCGGTGAGCGGGGCAACCTCAATGTAATTGAGTGCGTTGGGAGCAAGCAACGGTGTGGCATCGCTGCCAGAAGTCGCCTGAAACAAAATTTCGCCGGCAGCAATATTGGTTGCGCTCAATTGTGAGGACAGCGTAAATTCGTCATACAGGGCATTTGAGGTGTCAATGGCCGTAACGTCAATCACGTCCGTTCCGTGTGCCACGAAATCGGTCGCAACGAAGATACTGCCCTTCTCCACTTTAATTTTGGTCTCCGTTCCAACATAGGTCTCATAGACCTTTGCAGATTTAACAGCATACGCAATCCGTGTGGTGAAATTGACATACAACATTTGCCCTTTCGGTAGAGCCGTCAATGCGGTAGGAAGGTTGGTTTTATCCAACTTGAAACCGCCGGCCAGAATATAAATACTTTTCTCCTGCCAGAGTTCATTCAGAACTGCGTCAGGGGCAGTAATTGTATAATTCATTTCCTAAAGGTTTTTTGTGAATACTACTTTTTGTCTTTTCTCTCTTCTTTTCCCCACGCCTTGATGTCGGCAAGTAACCCGCTCGCAGCATTACCCTCTTTGGGCGGGATTATGTTTACCCCTCTTTCAACCAATGATTGCAGAGTTGCATCGTGCTTAGCCTTGATGTCGGCGGCGACTTTTTCAATCTCCGATTCTTCAACCAATTGCACGCCGTTAAGTAGGTTAAAGTCCTTTAGGTTGTGTTCGTCAATTTTCAGGTCGTTCACAAGTTTGCTCCTCAACTTTTCCTGCAAAACGGTGGTTTTTTTCTCCGTTTCCAAGGTTGTGATTTTGCCTACCAATTGCTCGTTCAACTCCAAAAGTTTCTTTCCCCATTCTGGCATTTCTTCGCCGCCTTTGGTTTCATCGGGTTTTTTCTCGGTTTCCGTTTTTACCGGCTTTCCGTCTTTCAGACCGTGCTTTTTCTCGTAGGTCTGAATCCCCTCTGTCAACCTTCGGTCGGTTTCTGATTGCAAGAACTTTTGGCTGCTTTTGATTGCCCGAATGACCCCATCCGTAATGGTGGTTTCAATCTGTGATTCTTCGGTGATGGTTTCGCTCAAGTCGTTGGCGACCCCTTGTAAGTAGGTTTCCTGACCCCCCTGTATCTGGGATTTCAGAAATGCTAAAATTTTTTCCTTCATAAAAGTACAAATTTATTTAGTTAATACGAAATTAAACATATTTTGATTGAAAATGTCAGTTACTGTTCGGCCAATTCCTTTTTTTCTTTGTACGCCTTGATTTTGTTGCGAAAATCCCAATCGTCAGGGTCGTAATGCTCTGTCGCAATGCACTCAATATCCTCTACTACCTTTTCCCTGAATCTTGAAATCATCCTGTCAATCTTGGCCTTATATTTTTTCGCCTCGTATGGTTTAAGGCCGCTGTCAATGAGAATTTTTTCCTGACCGTCCTCTATCCATAGCCATAGGCCAGTATCGTTTTCTTCATTGCCTGTCAAAACTGTTTTCATTCCATTTTACCCATTATGAAATTTGCGTGTTCGTGTTTAAGCGCCAACTGGTACTCGGTATTGTCAAAGGTTCGGGCGCTTGGTTTCCACCGGTATCTGGCCAGTACCTCTTGGTGGTTGCATATCCGCATTCCTACCCTGACCATTCGCAGCCACATAACCATATCCTCCATTCCGGCCACGTTGCGACCCTGCAATTTGCCTTCACGGTAGCCGCCAATTTCCATTACGGCATCCTTGCGGTAACAGATTGCAGGTTGGTTGGCCCACCAGAAACTTTTTTGTTCAATCCCAAGGCGCAGCGCTATTTCATAGTCAATCACGGCAGGGTGTTTTGTCGGGAAACCTCCGCCAAGGGTCATTGGTTCGCCTGTTTCAAAGTGAAACGCTTCAAGTTGAACGCCGCAAGCGGAAACCTCTGGGTGAGTGTCCATAAATTCCACCTGTTTTTCAAGCAAGTTCGGATAGGCAATGTCGTCACCGTCAAAAACCACTATCAGGTCGCCGGTACAAAAATTCAGGCCTACATTTTTTGCGTTGGCAATTCCGTAGGATTTTTCCAGTTTCACATACCAGTCTTTTAACCTTACTTTACCGGATAAATCTTCGTGGCTCGCATCATCAACCAGTACAATTTCAAAATCCTGATATGTCTGTCCAACCAATGAATCAATAGCCTCTTCAAGCCATATAATCATTCTGTCATTAACGGTTTTCACCGTCATTAAAACGGAAACTCTCATTTCTTTTTCATTTTTTCGTACAACTGCTCTTCAGAAATCCAGATACCGGATTCACTTTTGCGTAACCGGTCAAACCCTTCATAGGTCAACAGTTCCTTTTTCATTTCTGGGTCAAGTACAGGGAATTTTTTCTTTGACTTCCAGATAACGGTAACGCCGTTGCCTTGGTCTTGCGGCAGGGTGATTGTGTGAACCGTGACAATCAGGGATTCGTCAAAAATAACGTCAACCACGGCCTTGTAAGCATCATTGCAAAGGTCGGGGAGCGTGTACCGTGCGCTCGGCGGGTTGGTGTCGTGCAAAACAAGGCAGCCTTTTTCTTCAAGCGCTTCAAGGGCATTCCGTGTGTCCTTCAATACTTGCTCTCTCTTGTGGTCTCCGTCAATGAAAATGAGGTCATATTTCAACCTTCCCCTGAAATGGGCGAAATATTCGTCACTCGTCATTTTGAACGTAGGCATAAGCCGTGGGTCTGGCGGCCTGAACTCAACGCCATCCTTCACCTGACAAAGTACGGCGTGAAACGTGTGGCCGAACGCCATTCCGATTTCCAGATATTTCTGGTAACCCATCGTGTTAATAAGGTTGTTGATAACGTGGATTCTGTCAACATTCTGGGTTTTCTTTGGCGGCTCTGGCGTGACATAACCCTTCCGGTCTTTCAGGTGAGGCACAATTTCAAAATTACCGGTGTGGTAAATATTCTCCTTCAGGGTTGTCGGTTTGAAATTGTTGATATGACAGACATAAGCAAAACTGATTTGGTCTTGCAGGGTGTATTTCATTTGCTGCTCCCACCAGTCGGCCATAAGTTTTTTGATGAACGGCGTATGTTTTCGCACCATCAATCCGCATACCCATAGGCCACCGTGGGGCGGCACGACCGGCGCATAGTCCGCAATTTGCCGGTCAATCTCCGCACCGTTGTAATATTTGATTGACTTGCTGACAATGGCCTCTTCGTAAATGCAATCCCTGTCAGGATGCCGGTAGTTTAGCATATCACTGAAAAGCCTGATGATATGCCACTCCACAAAGGTTTCAGAGGTAATTTTGAATGAGCCGTCAACGAAAATACTTATATTAACACTTTGAAAACCAGGCACTTCCCAAGGGTGCAGTTTGTAATATTTCGCATTCTGCCGTGGGTCTGGGTATTTCTTTTCGACAACGGCCATTTCCCATCCTTCAGCCTTCAGGGCAGGGTTGTCGGTGACGCATACCCATTTTACTCCAAGTTGAGACCAAGCGTGCGGCTTCGGGTCGTCATAGTCACCGAAAATCGTGGTGTAAACCCCAATTGTTCCCTTTTCGTGACCTCTTATGTCGCTGTCGTATGGGGCGCATCCCTCATACATTTTCTGGGCGTAATTTGTGCCGTACTTTTGTGATGAAGCCGTATGCTGTTCGGCGTGCGCATCCTTCAGGTACTTTTGAAACCCGACTGTCTGAATGGTGGTTGACCCCAAATGATACATTTCCGCATCCGGTATTACCCCGACCCTGAAACCGGCCTGTCTGGCACGTAGGCAATAATCCCCCTCAACGCCGTAGCCGTGGGTGAACGATTCATCGAAATATCCGATTTTCTCAATGACGTAACCCATAATTACCGGCGCAGTAAATTCAATTGCTCCCAAAACTGTCGGCTCTTTCACGTAGTTTGGCTGACATTGCTTTATGAAGCAGTTGTAAGCCGGTGTGAAAATATCCAGTTCCTTGTTGGCTGCCGCCTCTTTAATGCGCTCAACGCTTCGCCGGTCTATTTCAATGTCGGAGTTCATAAGCCAGTATGCGTCTGCCTTGCCGACCGCTTGCATACCTTTGTTCCACCCGATTGTGAAACCGTAATTCTTGTCAAGTTGAATGATTTGGTTTTTAACTTTCAGCCGCTTGGAAGGGTCTGAACCGTTATCAATGACAATAGCCTCTGGCACGGCCTCACATAGCCTCTTGGTAACCTCCGGCGTGTTGTGGTGAAGAATCAGAATTTTAATGTTCATAAAATCAGTATTTAATGAGTAGGTAAATCATTACGGCGTAAAACGCTACAAGTCCGATGATAACCGCCAGACAGCCATAATCGTACTTTTTTTTCTGGTTTCTTACTTTCTTGGATTCCATAGCACTTTAAAGTATTTGTTATTCCATACGCTTTTATATACTTCCGAATTGAAGGTAGCAGGCGTAAACCGGTAAACCCAACAAACGAAAGGTAGGGATATTTGGTCTTGGTAGGTGTGCGCAATGCACTCTTTCAACCACGTTCCGCAAAGTGAACGGACATTTTCAGAGCGCATATTTCTAACAATATATCCGCATTCATATAGCGGCCTCTGTTCGGTAAATCCCTTTTTACGGTAGGTTTCCGCTTGCCCCATAACGTCCTGACCTTGGTATTTGTCAAGGCTTGCCGACTTTATGGCCTCATCAAAAATGTTCGTCCGGCTGCCGTGAAGCGAAACAGAAAACCGCTCGTCAGTCAGATTGGCCAAACTAAACCGCACAAAATCCCTACTGGTCACCTTAATCGAAGCATCAATAAATATCAGGTTGTCGTATTCCTTCAGGGCGGGGCAGTCATAAGGCACGCATTTGTAATTCTTGGCAAGCATCCGGCTACTGGTATGGCCGTTGGCCGGCATTACCATAATTCGCCATTGTTCGGCCGCCTTGGCGTTTTCACAGTCTGGGGGGATATCGCAAACACAAATGAAATCAACGTCAACCGACTGCTCTGGTACTGACCGAAGAATATCATATTTCCCGAATATCGTTGTATATACCGCCGCCCTCTGCTTGCGGTTTTCTTTCCATTGCATATTCCCGAAAAGGTTGTGGTTTTGGTGCTTCGCATAAAGCGCCCCTTGTTGCCGCAATCCCTCTTCCTCGTATTTCTGTTGGTCTGGTAATTGTTTAATGCTCTGCTTTCGGATATGATAAAATTCTGCCGTGTCAAGTACCCCTACCTTAATCCCTGCGCTGTGCGCCCTGAAACAAAAGTCGTATTCAACGCCATATCCATTAGGAAAATTCTTTGAATCGAAATAGCCAATCTTTTCAAAGACCCAACGTGCAATAACCGGAGCGGTGAACTCTATGAATTTGAGCGACCTGAAACCATAGCCGTCACGATGCCGGATTTCTTCATTCCAACAATTGTAGTTTGGGGTGAAAATGCCGTAAAAGGCCAGATTGGGCATTTCCGGTACAGAGCGCTCAATGTTTTGAAAACAGTCTTTGTAGGGGATAATGTCAGAATTGCAGAGCCAGAAATACTTTGCCTTCGTCAGCGCCATTGCGGCCTGAACCCCTTTATTCCACCCCTCGGTAAAACCATAATTCTGCCCAAGTTGAATAATCCGGTTCGGCACGTCAAGGTCGTAACTTTCGCAGTTCGCAATGACAACCGCATCCGGCAGTTCACGGCACAAATTTTCAGTATGCTCTTTGGTGTTGAAATGAAGGATAAGAGGTAAAACAATCATCTTTCAATCGTTTTGCGTTCGACAATGTAACCGTTTACCTCTATCGGCGCATCCGACCCCTGCCGGCGCTTCATACCGAAAAACGTGTTGTAATTCAGGGATATATGGTTACACGCCAACCGGTAGTTGCTGAAGGTTCGGATTTCGCCGTCACCGGCAGCCGGCCGCACAAGGATAACGTATTTCAAGCCTGTTTTCATTTCGTTTTTAATTACAAAAATACTTTATTTATTCGTGCGGGAAAAGGGCAAAATGAAGATTTTTTCGACAAAATGCACCACCACCGGCCGGATATGCCGCCGTCTGGGCGCAAAAAAACCGGCCACCCTTGCGGCCGGTAACTGAAAACTGAAAACACGCCGGACTGAATGCCGGCTTATCTTTTCAAACCTTTTACTTTTGCTTGAAATATTTACACTTTTGAGAATTACCGTTTAACCGTTCATTTATGTAAAAAAATGAAATATTTTCTTTTGCCGGCGTATTTTTATAAATTGACTGACAAATGTATTTAAGTCTCTTCTCTTCAGGTGAAAAGTTGATGCAATTTTCGCAAAGTATTACAATTTCTTTTGTTTTCATATTATTCAATTTAAGGCCGGCCGGCCTAAAAAACCGGCCTTAAATTTTCAACTATGAAAAAATCTGATAAAATACAAATCTGGCTTATTGTAATTTGTGCCGTTTATTTTTTCGGCCGGTTTTTTATTTCTCTAATTTTCAAAATCTGAAAAAATGAATGATTCTAAATTTATGGTTTTCAAAGTTTATAGAAAATCTGCAAAAAAGAAAATTCTCTTTAGAAATTTGACAGAAACTGAAGCGCAGAGAATTGTAAACTCATATCCGAATAGCGACTGTTCAATGGTTTGCTACACAAAACAAGGCCGGTAAACGGCCGGCCACCGGCGGGGCATCCGGCGGGTAAACGCAACCACGTTGCCTTCCCAAGGCGTGACGGTGAAAACGGCCGGTGAAATTCCGGCTATGCTCCGCTTCCCTGTGAGGCCTGAAGAGATTCAGGCCTTTTTTTCGTCAGGTTCATCCTGAACGGTTTCTTCTTTAAGCCGCTTCAATTCTTCATCAATATCCTCAACCATTGCCAGTCGTCTGACTGCCGTTTCTTGCGACAAAAAACCGCCTGTTTTCGCCGTGGAAATAGTTGCAACCTCTTCTTGTAGGTTTTTGGGAACAAATGGCGTAAACTCAACATCAACTTCAAGGTTGTTTTCTTCTGATTTTAATTTCACGTTGAGGACATTGCAAATGCCGGCCTTAATCACGTTGCACCGGCGAACAAACATTTCCCCGAAAATTTCCTCCTTTGTCTTGGCCTTCATTCGGGCATCAAGGTACATATTTTCAAGCGCCGTACCCGAAACCACGCCGCCCAGATTCTTCAATTCCCCGAACGAAATGTCAGGTGTTTGTGAGCCGGAGAAAATGATTTCCTTCACGTGGTCACGCTCAATTTTTATGCTTTCGGGTGCGCCATTCGCCGTGAGGTAACTGACCGAAGCGCCGTCCTCCAATTCAAGCACCTTCCCCCTTTCGCCCTTTTTCGACCATCCCCTTATTTCTCCCGAAACAACCGTAATTGGTGAGCCGGTATAATCGTTGGTATCTCCGTGGTTGGAAACGGAATCCTCATAGCGCTCAATGGCCGACTGAACCAATTCCCATTCTGCTTTAGGCTGACGATAATAAATAACCGGTATCTTTTTGAAATCATTCGGCACATCTTCGGTTTTTGCCCATTCTCCGGTAGTTCTTTCCCAGAATTGGATTCTGGTGGCCGTGTAAATGTCAAAATGTTCCGTGGTGACGTTGTTGCGCTCAATGCTGTATTTGCGTGAAAACATTTCCAAATCTCCGTACTCGTCAAATTTCGGGTACAAAAGGTCTTTATTGCTGTTATAGGCCAGTTTTACCTTCAGTTTCGGTTTGTTCTCCGCATCTTTGATGAAATACCATATTTCGGCAATTTCACGCTCGGAAAAAAGGATTCTGGCAATGCTTCGGTTCATGTAGTCAAGTTTCTGGCTGCGCCAGATTTTCTGTATTTCTTCAAAAAGTGATTTGCGTGTTTCCTTACCCTTTTCTTCGCCATATTCAACCGGTTTGAGTTTTACAGGATAACCCAAAAGAAACCCAACGGCTCTTTCGACAATAAGCCATTGGGCAGGATAACCGATGCGGCAAACCTCAACTTGCGCCGGTCGCTCAACCTTGTTTCCGTTTGTATCAAGCAGTCCGGTATCTTCAATGATGTCTTTTTTGGGTCGCAGAGTTGTGTTAAAAACCTTGTGTCCAGATATTTCATACTGGTTTGCAATGGTTTCGTATGGTATGACAAATTGTGTTACGTCCGTAGCGTAGGCCAGAATTTCCGTGAATGGCTTACTCAAAATTTCCTGTACCGTTGTTTCCATTTCGTTTACATTTTAAAATAACCGCCGACATTTTTGTTTTCTCTGAAGAATTTCGGGTAAAAGGTATTGGCAAGGGCATCCGCTTTGTCAGGACTGCGCCCCAACCTCTGCCTGATTGCCTCTTTGTCCTCAACTTTGATTTTCCCCATTGAACTGAACTCGTATCTGGTTTCGGCCAATTCCTGCGCCAATCCATCATCCGGCGGCAGACAGGCCTCAAAGTTATTGGCAGGGTTCAGCCAATCCCTTATGCACCAGTAAAGATACGCTTTCATATTTAGAAACTCAAGTTGCCCTGTAATATCTTTCCTGCCCTCTGCGGATTCAGAATATTTACACGAAATGGCATTTACCATACCCAATTCACGGAGACGGCTGTAAACCCCTGCGCCCTCGCCAATGGTATCAATGAAGGCCATAGAGCCGTAATTCACCCGCATAACCTGATGAACTTTTCCGGCGGTTTTCATATGGTCGGCCTGTCCGGCTGAATTGTTGTACTCCACCATATCCAACCAATCCCCATACCGGTAGGCAAATGAATTTCCGTCACGCCCCATACCGGCCACGTCAACCCCCAAGCGCAATTTTTCTGTTTTGCGAATTTTCTCTGCTTCGCTCTTTTTCTTTTTCCAACGTTCCTGCGCAATCTCAATCCAAAGAGGCGGCACAAGTACGTCCTCCGCTTCTTTAGGAAACATACCCCGAACCTTGATGCGAAAAAGGTCGTTTGGCCGGTACATTATCCCCTCCCATTCAAAGTCGCCCAACCCTTCATTGAACTCGTCTTTCGGGATAACCTCGCACCACGCTTCAACCTTGTCTTTCACCCACTCATAGTCAACTTGGCCGTTAATGACAATCCTCTTTTCAAGTACGTTCGGCGCATTCAGGTCGTCAAGCCGGTATTTGACAAAACGACTGGAAAATTGGCTCTTCGCAGCATACCCAATGGTTGTGTTTGGGTTAAAAACAAGCAGCAGTTTTGAATTTCCCTGAAGGTTTCCTTCAATGGCCGCAAATGTACCGTCCGCAATACCGGATGCCTCGGTGACAACAAACATTGTGTTGACGGCGTGAAATCCAGACCAAGCCTCGTGTTTTCTTTCGTCTGCCTTAAAGCCGGTCAAAAACCACTCTGCATAATCGGTGCGGATATCATAGTAAACGGTTCGGCCGTGAAGAATTTTCGCCCTATCGAAAAGCCTCAAAATTTCAGGGTATATAATGTTGCCAATCTGGCGGTCAGTCGGAGCGGTCAACGCAACTTTGGTATTACCCACCAAATCATCACCAACAAATTCCGGTGTCAGGTACATAAAACAAAGGGCAGCCACCGCCGCCACAAAATCTTTGCCTCTGGCCGTACCGGAACATACTGAAACCATTTTGTTGTTCTGAACCGCCGTCAAAATCTCCCTTTGCTGCGGGTCAAGTTCGGCTTTCAGTACGTCATAAGCGAATTTATTCCAATCCTTCTTCCATTCTTTGAAAAGATTGGAATATTGGTTGGCAAGTTCTTTTTCACTTAAAACTTCAGGCTTCATTCTTTTCCTTTTCCTCCCTCTGGCTTGCTCGTTTCAAAATGTCAAGGAAACCGTTGTTGTCCATATTCATAATTTCCTGCCGCTCAACCCAACCCCGCTGCTTGCCCCTTGTTTTCAAAGTGAAGAGAATGCAAGCAACGTCCGGCCGCTCTATCCACCCCTCAAACCGGTTGTCAATAATCCGTGGAATGCCGTTAATGAGAATATTTAACTGCGATTCGCATTGGTCAACAAGGCCTTCAATGGTGTCCTGATGAAAGTCGGCAAACCGCTTGTCGTTTTCAATCCAGTTCTGCACGCTTCTTCGGGTCACGTTCATTGCCTCTGCAATTTTTGTGATATTCCCCATTTTGGCTTTGCATACCTTCTGAAAGGCTTCTAATCTCGGTTTTTTCATCTCTTTTTATGAGTGTAAAAAAATGGAAATTTTACTCTTGCTCGCCGTCAATGACAGCCTCCACCATATCGTTGAAAATCTCCCCCTTAATGTACTTATCCATAGGGTCAAAACCAAAGCGCCCCATAAATTCTGCCTTGTTTTCCCAATTGTCGAAAGATATCATTACATAGGCTTCAAGGTCAGCCACTTTGTCGCCTACTTTGTTTGCAATCTCCTGTTTTACGTCTTTTATGGCCTGTTTTCTCATTTCGGCCTCTGCCTGCCTCTGGTCTGAAGAAATCTGCTTAATTTCCTCCATTTCCCCCGCAATATTTTCAACCTCAACGGTCATTGCCTTTGGTAGTTCAACGCCCATCTGGTTCAGGTCGTATATATCCAGACCGGCTTGCTCGTAGTCAATGTCAGGGATTAAATCACGGAGCAAAGTCAAATCAAACTGCCCCTGAACCGTGGTGCTGTTCATAAAAATATTTTGCTCCATTTCGGTTTTGTCGTCCATATCAACCAGTTCGACCCGCACGTTGTAATCCTGCGTTTTTTCAATTTGGTCAAGGGCAAGTAACCGTTGGTGACCTGAAATGATGTTCATTGTCCGCTTGTTTACCACAATACCGCCCAATAAACCAACCCTTTTCAGGTTTTTTTTGAGTTCTTTCAGCGCATAGTCGCTGATTTTCCGTGGATTGTACGGTGCATTGTTAATACTCAACCTCGGCACTACTGCCGGAATTGATGTTTGAAACTTTGTTAGTTCGTCTGCCATAGTCGTATTCAAATAAAAGTCGTTCTGCCAATGGAAAGGTATTGAATATTTTCTTCAAATCGTCAGGGTAATTTTTCCTGCAATAAAGCAAAACATTGATGTCAAAAGTTACGCCGTTTGAACTCAATGTCGAATATTGTATTGGACTTGGAAGCCTGTTTATTTGTATGTAGCGCAAAACGTCCTTATTTGACCAGTCGGCCAGAGGATAAACTTTGTTTGTGCCGCTTAACATACCGCCGTGGCCATAGGTGTTCAGCATAAGCCTCCGGTGAATACTGTCGTTTTTCTTCATACCGTAAAAAGTATAGCCAACGCCATACTTAATCCGCATACCTTCGTCAATGTCTTTGATGGTCATTGCCCTGACGTAGTGTTTCGGGCAGAGTACGCCGGCACGAAAAATATGGGTCAATCCCCAATGGGGTACTTGAACCAACTGAACATTCGGGTATCTGATTAAAGCGTCACGGAGAAAAATGTTAATGTGTTCAAGGTCTTTTACAAAATACATAAAAACACAAATGATTTCTTTGAAATGCGGGTACATAAGGTTCAGCAGGGCGATGCTGTCTTTTCCACCGCTATAAAATAGAATAACACGGCCAGTATTCCCGCTGACCGTGCTAATCATCGCATTTGTGTTTTCAACGATGCCCATTACCCACCGGATAAACCAAGACCACGCCGAATGTCACGGTACTGTTGATTTCTCGTAACAAATCTGCCACCACGTCCAAGAGGCCCACCGGATGATGTGGACAACGCACGCCTTGAAGGCGAACGATACCTTGAAGTTGAAACATTAGTCCTCATTTCTTCAACCCTTTCATTTATGAAACAACTCCGTGACTTATCTCTGAACACAAATGTAACAAAAAAAACCGGCTGACGTTGTATCAACCGGCTTAATTTGCTCATTTATTTTCTTCATTCCTCTTTCGGCGGCCCTTTGACGTTTATGACAGCGCCCAACTCAATTTCTATTTGAGAAAGCCAATACTCTTTCCCATAATAGTCGTAAGTAATCACCTCGTCATTATCGTCAACAAAAACCACAATTTTTGCACTTTTCCACTCAACCAATGCGCTCTCCCTGTCTTTGTTGTAACCGACATAAAATTGGATGAAATCGTACTTTATAGGCGTGAAATCTTCAGTTTTCGGGTCAAGGACAGCATTACCCTCCGAATCACAAACAACATATTTACGGTAGGTGGTCGGCCTTAATTCCCTATACTCAATTTTCTTTTCACCTGAAATAATTTTGTCGAAGAACTTTTTTTGAATAATGAGCGTCAAAATTTTCTTTTTTTCATTCATAGGCAATTTATTCATTAACAAATATAGTAATTATTTTGATATTCAACAAATTTCAAAGTATGTTATACAACATATAAACATATTATTCTCTGGCCTTCAGGCCTTATTTTCAGCGCTTTTAAGGCGCTTTTTATCAAGTTTTGCGCACTCTGAAGAACAATACGGCCTTTTGTCTGGCCTTTTATTTTGACATTCAGGGCGAAGGCACTTTAATTTAATTGCCGGCCTGTTTTCGGTATGAGTTGACAAGAATCTGCGGAGATTATAGTTATGCGGCAACTTTTTTACCGGCCCTCCAACAATAATTATTTCTTTGTAATCTGTTTTTTTGGTTAGTTTCAGCCTCATATCCTTTTCAGTTTGCCTTTTTTGTGAAAATAAAAGGTTTTGCCCTTCTGAATTTCTCTGACCTGTTTTCGGGTCATTTTCTTAACCAGTTTATGTTTTCCCGCCCTATAAAAAGGGGTCTGGCCTCTGCCCTCTGTGAAGGCGGCCGCAATGAAGAAAAAAGCCAAAATCAAAAAAAACCTTTTCATTTTTCTATTTTATAAAATTCAACGCATTCGGCCGGATATGAATTGTCATTGAGCGCATAACTGACGACAAATAAAATATATCCAATAAATGCAGTCAAAATAATGACATACCCAAATAACAAAGTTAATATCCAATCAATTCTTTTCAATAGATATTTCGACCGGTTTTTCATTTTCTTTTACCTCTTCAATGTTAATGAGGACATAGCCTGCCTTGGCCGCCCTCTTTGCAGCATTCGTAATCTGTGCAAGAGTGTACTTATCCTCAATCTCAACGATTGTATAATAGGCATAATCTTTGGGCATTTTCAGGCCTGACAACATTTTCATAAAATCTTTGATGCCGGCTTTAAAGTAAATGGACTTGTACTTTTTCATTGAAACATTTTTATTTGGGTCTCCGGCGGCGCAAAAAACTGCTTTATAGCATTATCAACCTTCTGTTCGTACCCTCTTGCCTTCCTCAATTCATTGGGTGTCCTGTTATGAAAATAGTCGGTTTGTGCGTCTCTCATTTTCTTCACCAGACCGTAAAATTCATACTCCGTCATTCTTTAATAAGTTTAAATGGTTTGCCGTCAATGATAATTATATAAACTCCTTTTAGCAAGGACGCTATATCAATGGTTTCGCTATCCGTGGTCATTATTCTGATGCCCAAGGTATTGTATAACTCTGATTTTCCACCAACATTTATAGTGCCGGCAGAAGGGTTTGGGTATAGGCCGATTGCATTATAAATACCGGAAATATTTGTCACCTTCATTATTTGATTCACCGTTGGGCGAATATACCCAAACCGTTTACCTTCATTTATCACCAAAACAACAGGAAGATTTACCGTGCCGGTCGGAGCAAGATTAAATTCAATGGCCACGCTGAACATAGCGCCCAAACAGCCGGCAGAATCAATATTACAGTATGAAAATGGGATATTTGATGCCGTCAGTTCATTGCGTAGGTTGGTAGTAAATCCACAAGTATTCCGGCCATAGATTGTTATTTCATACGCCTGAGCAAACGAAAAACAAAATAGCAAAGCCACTATTAAAACCCGTTTCATTCCTTTGCCTCCTATATTTCTGTGGTTACCGCACAATGATTGCAATGTATCGCCTGTGTTTGGTATGTTTTTTCGCTCCCACATACAGGGCATTTCATCCCGTTATATTCTTCTTCCACAAGT